GGGCTTAAAACAATTAAGTTAACCAGTAAGTCTTGCTCGCAATGAAACACTTGTGGTATTCCAGCTATGTCAAAACTTTAGGCTGCACACACTTGTGCTATGCGTTAAGCTTGCACCACTGGGAGCGTGGTGGAATTGGTAGACACACAGGACTTAAAATCCTGAGACCACAGCGGTCGTGAGGGTTCGACCCCCTCCGCTCCTATTAATCAGTCAAACCAGGCGACAGGAAGTCACAATCCTCTTCTGCGGGATCAATATCAGCGTCTTCTAGAATTTTTAAAATAAAATAATGCAATTTGTCAACAACCCAGCGTAAATCTTCTTCTGGTATGTCTTTAATAATTGCCTCCAAGCGCATCTCCCGTGACGGAGGTGATAAGTGTTCAGCAACCGTCTCTAATGCCCTATAACGGCTCTTTGTGAGGCCCTCCATCATCTCAATCATCCTCAGAGATAGCCTCGGTCAGCTTGGGAGCCATACGCTGCTTGACGATTGATATCCCTTCGAGAGCACCAGTGACCTTCAGATATAACTCCTTATCTCGCATCAATGCATCCTCACCAGCACGGATCTTGCCTGCAAGCTCCTGCTGCTGTAAAAGCAGCTTATCCTCTGTGTCGTTAAGGATTTCTTCCATTGCTTTCTTTTATTTGGAATCAGTATAGCTCACAATTCATGGAATCTTATGAAACCCCAGCCACTGGCCCCACCTCCGTAAAATATCCGCTTTTCTGAAAGTTCTCTGTCATAACTAACTCCTTTGCCTGCACCTTCTACGGTTGATTCCCAGAGCCCGTTTTTCAGATCGAGTCGGCCACAGGGGTCGTGAAGCAGCCAAGAATCGCTGCTATAACCGTAAACACAAACGTAATAAGTCAGTCCGAAAGGTTTTCTATAGGTTCCTTTAGCGACGATAGCCACAACCACGGGTCGCCCTTCATCGATCTCGTCTTCAATCTCATCAGGGCCGATAGAGTGAGAGACCGTGCAGCCGACTCCAATTTCTGACAGTCCTGCACGGTTATCGGACTTGTAAGTACCCGTACCGTGCTTATAGACTGCAGCTAAGTAATCATTTAGCTCTTTAATAGGACCCATATTTAAACCTATCAATGCACTGGCCGTGCTGTAGATAAGTCCTTTTCGATGGTCGTGCTCTTTCTCGACCGGTAAATGAAAGTAAGGAAATCCTTCAAGAAAACGAAAGCCGTCTTTTTCCTTGTAAGGCTTAATAATTGGTTCATCTTGTTCGATTACCCAATCGTCTTTAACCAAAAGCCAAGTTCCGAGTGGCGAATCAACTACAAGTGAGGACTCCAGTTCTTCTAGTAACTTGCAGCTAGGTATTCGACGATCTTTGAGAAACTCCCCACGCTTATCATTATCTGAAAGCACTACAAAATTTGTATTGACTACAGCCCTGATACTTACTTCCCTTGCCATGAAAAATTCTATTCTTTTTTATGATACATAATTTCAAGCATGGCAACACGTAATATTGCCTTAAGGCGATAAAGACGTTCTTGTTCTTCTACCGGCCTTTGTGGGCTGCCAGGCCAATTTTTCCAATGGAACTCTACGGACTCAGCTAGCTGAGCTATATCACTTTGATGAAATTCAATAGTCAAGTAAATATCGTCTTCTTCATCATGGTTAGGCATCGCAGTCTTTAAGAGCAGTAGCAACTGTGCCACCAAGCTCAGCTCCTTTATCCTGACCAAACATAACAGCCCAACCACTTGCCAGCCACCCTACGTATGGAATAGCAGTCAAGGCGGGAGCAACACTACCTGCTATACCGGCGCCAACTATCGCACCTGTGCTCTCTCCAGACCCTGCCGCCTTTATACACTCTACTTGTTTTGCAGTCAACTTTCCCGAATTGACAGGACCACCCTCACCTGTATTCCGATATCCATCCATTGTGTATTCATGTGTTTCATATTCCCTGCGATCTTCGAGTGTTTTTTGTGCTGGCTTGAAAAGGCCTCCACCTATATCCCTAGCTTCATTTAAATCAAGGACTCTACGAGACTTCAGCACCTTTGGATCATTGGCGTTGTACTGCAGCTGATAGCCCTGTTTACTTACATTGACTTTATAAGAGGAATAAGGACCTGTTGGTAGATTAATAGACGGCATTATCACCTTGTTGTCCTCCTTTACTACCTGAAGCAAGTGTCCAAGTACACCAAGATGGGCAATACCAATTACGGTAGCTACGCTAATGACAAGAGGTTTACAATTCATTTTTACATTTTATAGGTGTCGTCTTTATCGGTTGAAGTCGTAATTTTAAGAGGCGCTTGTTCAACCCTAATTACTTGAGCTGGCGCTGTCTGAGCTGCTTTTTCAATCAATTTCTCAATATCAGCCTTTGTTATACCTGCTCCCCCGTTCATCTTCATCGTGCCATCACCAGATTTCTTCGCTGTTTGTACGCCATAACTAGCAAGAACTCCCGTAAAGACGCTAGCAATGAACGTCGGATCGATTTTCTGCTGCGCTAATCCTGGAATGGTCACGTAATTTAAAGTGAGGATTCCACCACTCCAAATCAACACGCCAAGGCGAACAAAATTTGAGAGTATTGCGAAATTTTCTTCGCTATCTGCTGCTTTCTCCTTAAATTTTGCAAAGACGCCTTTCTTTTTTACGTCTTTGGATTCATCTTTTACAACATCAGCCATGAATACAACCACTTTCATTTAATATCATACTGTGTTTCCTCCGTTTAATATCAGAGTAGTGTAGATAAAACCATGCTCCGTATCTTCGCGTTAATTATTTTGTTTGCAGGGGCTGCACGTGCCGATATTACACATAAATTACAAAGCTCAGTGCAGCTGACTGTCGATGGCGCAGCCAGTCAGGCTACACGCATTGGAAGTACTTATTCTGTAAGTGGTTCGAATGTCTCCGTCAAGTCAGGTAGCTCCTTTGGCGGCCTAGGTGCTCTTTCATCTGGCACAGCAGTCGGATACACCCCTATGGGTGCAGAAATCACAACTGCTGGCGATGCGTTTACATTCAGTGAATCATATATTGAAGGCGATGACGTGACCAGTGGAACAACAGTTACGTCTGGTGTCGTGCCATCCCTTCCAATGTTGGGTTCAACAACAACGTCCTCTGGCGGTCTAGCAGGTAGCTTAGCTGGGACAATTGCCACAGATGGTGCAATGACGATCACCGCTGGCGGCGCAGGCACCACGGTAACAGGACAGCACGTCAGCGAGGTCACTGTGCGTTGAAATGTATAACCTTCGCGATTCGCTTGTACTAGGTTTCTGCCTAGGTATTGTGCACGGCCTTTCGCAAGCTGGGTTCTCGGTTCCTGTAGTTCCAAATTTCACTCAGGGTAGCTTACAGAGCAAAACTGAGACGACAACAAAAGTAACCGAAACTATTAATTCAATTGACTACAATACAGGTTACCAGTACTCTGTGACTGGTAGCAATATAAAAAATACTGGCGGGAGTCTCGCGCCAAGTGCTACCGGCTCGGCCTCAAATACGGTCAACGGAGTCACAAGTACATGGACAACTCTAGATACCGCGAACAAACCGAAATGGGAAATAGTAAATCCCGGGAAAGGATTTCAGTTCACAGAGACCTTGACTGGTCCAGGGTTGTCGAACCAGACCATAATTCAAAGGACCACAGAGGTCCAAAGTGTTACAGAAAGTACTTCCATATTCTCTCAGTAAGTGCCTTAGTTTCTTTAGCGTCACCTTGTATGGCAGCTGATGTTGGCGGTGTAAGTGCAACGGCAAATCCTGTTGCGACAAGCAGCGGCTCAGTGACAAATCAGGCAATCCAGGTATTGCAAGGTCCATATATTACTAATACTTATGGCGCTGGCATTCAATGTCAAGGTCCGACATTAAATATCACTCCTTTTATTACTAACAGTAACTCCTTCCAAAAACCTTTTGAAGACTACTACAAAGATCCTGTCTATGATGTCAGTGATGTAGACGAAGATGGAGTTATTGATAATCCAGGTGATATTCTTTATTGGAAGGATATTAGAACTGGACAAAAAAATTCGCATACCTTAAATGCTGGATTGTCCGCCACAATATCTTTTCCTTTAGACAGAAGCCTACAGACCCGCTGCAAAAAAGCTGTCGACACACAAATAGCTCTTCAACAACAAGTGCTTGCTAATCGGAGGTTGGATTTTGAAATCGCACGACTTAAAAATTGCGGCGAGCTAGCAAAAAAAGGCATAACTTTCCACCCAAAATCTCCTTATTTTGATGTGTGTAAAGACGTTGTAGTCAGAATGCCAGGAGATACTTTAGTACCGCATTATCATCCTATTTCTTTAAAGCAAGCCGTAGAGCACGAATCGCACGATTCCGATCACGCTGAGCAAGCTGACGCTGTGAAACACTCTCCACCTTCTGGGACTGTCCTCTCAACGAAGCAATCTTCTTCATTATCTTCTTCACGGTAGGTTTTACAAGTTTTAAAAGTAGATCAGCGAGTGGTTTGGCCATCAGCGCAGAAGTTGTCGCCACAACTGCTATAGTTGCTGTCGTTGTTGTTTGTGCCAAAGTTGGGAGATATTTCTCCGAAAAAGATACCTCTGCCTTTACCTCTTCAATAATTTCTATACATTTTTTGTCGACCAAATTATAACCTTCGGCGCAGGATAATTCAATTTCTTCTTTTTCTTCCTCTTCGTCGCCACTGGTGTTGATAGGCCGATCTACAGGCGGTATCGATGGTAAAGTGTTAGGAACATCTTCACTAACTTCTTCGGTATTTGTTTTAGAGTCGGTACCTTTATAGCCAGGAAATTTAGCCGGTTTTTGGTAAATTAAATTTTCAGGAGTGTAGTCAAGGGGTGAAAATGTTGGCTGATTTGCATCACAATAAACCCTTACACCTTTGGGGTCATCATCATTTATCTGATTTGACTTATCAGAACCCGGATGCGCCTTTACACAGCCAGGTATTTGAATAATAGGCGTACCGAGGTTTAAAGTTACTGGCGGCGATACCGCATTGACAACCGGTGGCACAGCAATCCAGCCGTGTATCGGCGCTATTGACGTATCACGCAAAGGCCTGACTGTAAGATCAGGTATCGAAGGCATTACTAAAAGGGTAACGCAGGACCAGTAGTAGTTGGGATTGCGTCTAAAGTCTTCTTATCACCTGCTTTGATTTCGGGCTTAATAGTGTCTGTAAACATTGATCCCATGTTACCCTTAATTGCGTCAGTTTGCTTAGTCAATTGACTAGACATTTGACCAGAAATAGCCCCTAAAAGAGCTTTCTTTTGATTCTCAATAATCGCATCCTTATTGAGAAATAAGTAGCCAATGAGAAGATTAGGCGCAAGTGCTAAAACTGTGATGATGATTTTAAATGCCATGATTTAACGAGCACGGGCGGTTTTGAA